CCAGCTTTAAGCGATTTGCCTGACGAAAAACGACTAGAGATGATGGGGACGATGTTGCCTGTAGACTCTGGTGGTTTGGCTGGAATGCTTTCTAGGAGTGGGGCAAAGACCGCAAACAAACTTGCTTTAAGTGAGCAACCGAATTTGAAGGGCATTGATGGTGGTAATGTAAGTATATTTAGGGGTAGTGGAAATCCGGGAGGGGAGCTGGCAAAGAGTGATTTGGGTGCAGTTTTTTTCTCAAAAGATAAATCAGTATCTGAGGGGTATGGTGATGTCGCTGAATATACTTTGCCTAAAAGTAATTTGTTGGACTCAAACTCAAAAGAGGCGAAGTTTCTAATTGACGATTTTATAAAAGTTAACCCAGATGAAAAACAACTAAAAATTATAGATATCAAAAATAAAATTAAAAAAGCATCTGACCCCGGTGAGGAGGGAACTTTGTCTGGGTTGCTAGAAGGAATAGAATCTGATGAAACATCTCACTTGTTTTTATACCCCGGCAAAAAATGGGGGGATTTTATATCATCTAAAGGTTATGACGGCACAAGTTATGGAGATGAAATAGCAATTCACAATGATAGTGCTATAGATTTAATTAACAAAAACAAGCCTATAAATATGCAGGAACTAATTGAAGAATATCGAAAGTTTCCTACTCACTTTGGAGACTTAGCAAAAGGCTTACTAGAATAATTAAATAAAAAAGGTTATATTGTAAATCAAGTTATGTAGTCGAAAAGGGTAATTAAATGGAAGCGACACAAGACGAAGTAAAAACAGAAGATAAAAGCTCTAGACCCAAGAAGGGTGATGCTAACAAAGAAGCTGATATTATAAAAGAAGCTACGGAGCGATTTGAAGAGTCCCAAGAGGGATCAGACTTTAACCGTAACCGTTATGAGGAAGATATTAACTTTGGACGTTTAGGCGATCAATGGCCTAGAGAAGTAAAACTCCAAAGAGAGCGTGAGGCAAGACCTTGTCTTACTATAAACAAAATTCCCCCATTTGTGCGCCAAGTCGTAAACGATGCAAGACAAAACAAGCCCGGTATTATTGTTTCTCCTGTAGACAATGGAGCAGACAAAGCCACGGCAGAAGTTATTAATGGATTAGTTAGAGCTGTTCAAAGAAACTCAAATGCTGATATTGCTTTTGATACTGCATTAGATCACGCTGTATCAGGGGGCTTTGGTTTCTTTCGTATTGGCATACATTACTCAAGCCCTGAGTCTTTTGACTTAGAGGCTAGAATCCACAGAATACCTAATCCGCTATTAGTTCATTGGGATGTTAACTCTACAGAGTTTGATGCTTCCGATTGGAATTATGGTTTTGTCAGTGATTTCTTTACCAAGGATGAATTTGAAAGCCAATGGCCTGACCGTGAGGTAAGTAGTTTCCAAGGTGATGAACGTGGGGCTGTTAACCATTTCTCTATCCATGAAGATCATGTTCAAGTGGCTGAGTATTTCTTAAGAGAGCCAGTTACTAGGAAATTGCTTGAGTTAGATAATGGGATGGTGATACGAGAATCATCTTTGACTGATGAAGGTAGGATGTTGATGCTAGTTGAAGGTGTAAACATCAAGAGAGAAAGACTTGTTCAAACCCATAAAGTAATGCGAAGAGTTTTAAGTGGTACTGAAGTTTTAGAGGAAGATGAATGGCCCGGTGAATCAATCCCTATCTGCCCTGTTTGGGGTGAGGAGATAATTTACGAAGGACGTAGACATTTCAAGTCGATGATCCATGATGCTAAAGACTCACAAATGATGCTTAACTTTTGGCGTTCAGCGTCTACTGAATTGGTCGCACTTGCACCGAAAGCTCCATACATCGGTCCTAGAGATTTCATTCATCCAGATGATGTTGAGAAATGGGAAACAGCTAATACAAGAAGCCACGCTTATCTTGAGTATGATCCATCAGCAGGGCCAGCCCCAACAAGGCAACCTTTCGCTGGTGTTCCTAGTGGTGCGATCAATGAATCAATGATGGCTGCTGACGATATGAAAAGCATAGTTGGTATTTATGATTCTGCATTAGGAGCTAGATCAAATGAAACTAGTGGAAAAGCTATACTCGCCCGTCAAAAAGAGTCTGATGTTTCTAATTTTCACTTTGTGGATAACTTGTCTAGGGCGATTCAATACGCTGGCAAATGTTTGGTCGAGATTATACCTAGCGTTTATACGGCACGAAGCACACTAAGAATTATAGGGTCGGATCAAAAAGAAAAAGTGGTTCAGCTAGTTAACTCTAATATAGAGAATCAACAGCAACAACCTCAAGTGGACGAAGAAAACGAATTGCAGGAAAAATTGTATGATCTAAATACAGGTCGATACGATGTAACGGTTAAGGCAGGTCCAACGTATGAATCTCAACGTGAAGAAACGAGAGAAACCTTGATTGAGATAATGAGACAAGTACCGGGATCTGCTGAATTTATAGGTGACATTTTATTAGAACATATGGACTTTGAAGGGGCAGAGAAAGTGGCAGAGAGAATGAGGATGGCTACACAGCCACAACCTCAACCTCAACAGCCTCAGCAACCTCAACAGCCTCAACCACAAGCTCCACAAATTGATCCAAACACGGGTCAGCCAATACAACCACAGGGACAGCCTTTGCCACGGCAAGGAATCCCTCAATAAGGAATAAACTATGAACGACTCAACAGCCCAAGACGGAATTGAGACAGAAGAAACCACTGATGAATCAGATACAGAAACCATAGAAGAGGACGTTGAGGATTCGCAAGAAGACCTTGATGAAGACGATGATGGCTATTCTGATGATGATGACGCAGATGAAGATGCCCCAGAACTTAGAGAATATGATTTTGGTGGCAAGAAGTTTAAGTTAAATAAAGATGCGTTATCAGATGAAGAGTCAGACCAATTCGAGTCTTACGGCAAAGGGTTACAATCTGACTACACAAAGAAAACGCAAGAACTAGCAAGCCAGAGGAAGCAAGTCGCAGCTAGAGAACAATCGGCTGAGAAACTTTTATCTCTGCAAGGTGATACCCTTGATATGTATTCGCAAGGTCTTGCCATTCGCCAAGAACTCGCCCAATTGAATGGGATTGACCTGAATCAGCTTTGGCAATCAAACCCTGACCAAGCCAGACAAGTTTCAGATGCGATCTCACAAAAGACAAAGGAGTTTAACGCAACAGTTCAACAGGTAAGTGCTAAAGAGGGCGAGATGGCCCACACTAAGCAAGCGGATAAACAGGCTAGAGAAGTAGAGGGAGAGAAAGCCCTAAACGCCAGAATCCCACAATTTACCGAAAAAGTTGGTGAGGTACTCGACTATTTCTGCAAAACCTTTGGTGCTGATAAGAAGGCAGTAGAGGCAGGATGGCGATCCGATCCAGTAGTAGCTGAACTAGCGTACAAGGCGATGATGTTTGACAAGATGAAAGCAAATGTCAAGAAGGGTAGCAAAGTCAGCCCTGCGACAGCAACAGAATCTAAACCTGTTAAGGGAAAAGGTGGCAGACATAAATCTAACACTCCTACAGATAAAGATTCTGCTAAGTCTTGGCTTGCAAAACGTAACGCTCAACTAAGAAAAAGAACGGGGTAGAACCCGTTTAATAATAATTATTAAAGGAAAATATAATGGCAAATACATTAATCACACCAACCGCAGTAACCCGTGAAGCCTTACGGATACTCCACCAGAAGTTAAATTTCGTAGGATCAATTAATCGCCAATATGATGACCGCTTTGCAAAGAGTGGTGCAAAAATTGGTGATAGTTTATCAATCAGATTGCCTAATGAGTATGTAGTCCGTACTGGGGCAGCTTTATCAACTCAGGACACAACTGAAGCAAGCGAAACCTTGCAAGTTGCAACCCAGAAAGGTGTTGATCTTAGCTTCCTATCTTCTGATCTAACAACGGACTTAGATGATTTCTCTGACCGTATCCTAAAACCAGCTATGTCTGTATTGGGTGCAGCTATTGAAAGCGATGCTATCTCAATGTATGCAGATGTTTCAAAAGAAGTTTCTGACATTGGGGCAGCTATGTCGATTGCAGATGTTCTCAACTCCAGCAAGGAGCTTACAGATTCTCTTGCTGCTGATGAACGTACCTTGATCTTAAACACTCAAGCTAATGTTGATTTGGTTGATGCACTCAAAGGACTGTTTAACGATCCTGCTAAATTGTCTGATAACTACCGTAAAGGTATGGTTGCTAATAACTTCCTTGGATATACGGACGTTTTTCAGAATACCATGATGCCTATCCATACCACTGGTACTGATGATGGTACTGGTGATTATTTGGTAAATGGAGCAAGTGAATCAGGTGCTTCTATTACTGTTGACACAGGTGCAGGAACATTAATCAAAGGAGACATCATTGTCTTCGCTGGAGTGTATAGCGTTCACCCAGAGACTAAGTCTAGCACTGGTATTCTAAAACAGTTCGCTGTTGCAGCTACAACTGGAACTTCAGCAACTGCTATAACTATCACACCATCATTGACTGCATCAGGAGCCAAGCAGAATGTAACGGCTGTACCTGCTAATAATGCAGCAGTATCATGCCTTGAGTCTGATCGAGCAACGGCAGTTGGAGCATCTGCTGATTACGCTATCTCTCTTGGGTTCTGTAAGAACGCTTTTGCATTTGCAACGGCTGATCTAATCATGCCTAAAGGCGTGGATTTCTCAGCCCGTGAAGTGATGGATGGCATCTCGATGAGAGTTGTTCGTCAATACACAATTGCAGACGATAAGTTTCCTTGTCGTTTAGATGTGCTTTATGGATATAAAACTATCCGTGAGCAAGAAGCAGTTCGTATCGGAAGCAACTAAGTAATGTTGGGGAGTGCTTACAAAGGCTCCCCTCCATCTTAACCTTGGAGATAATGGGGAAGCATGGCTAACTTTTTAAAGATAATTCAAGACGCAGCTGATGAGATCGGAATTGCTCAACCAGCCTCTGGTATTGGGAACGGTGCTATCGAAACAATCAAGCTAATCCGCTATGCTGAAAAGGTTGGTAATTCGTTGATGAAAGCTTTTCATTGGCAAATTCTCACAAAAGAAAAGACGTTTACATCGGTTGCTACAGAAACACAAACCTCGACAATACTTGAGGCTGACTTTGATAGATTTATACCAGAGACATTTTGGGACAGGACTGATTCATTTTTAATGACAGGTCCGATTGCAGCTAAAGAATGGCAAAACCTAAAGGCTACTGATTACGATAATACTGGTGCTAGAAAGTTTAGATTAAGGGGTGACTCTATTTTAATAATCCCAGTCCCCACGGCTGGACTCTCATACGCTTATGAATATATCTCAAACAAGTGGGTGGATATTGCAGCATCTGGAACACCAAAAGTTTCCTTTTCTTTAGATACGGATATCCCTTTGTTAAATTCAGAGTTGCTTGTTCTTGGCATAGTTTATGAATACTTAGATGGTGATGGATTGCCTTCAGGTTCAGCAGCAAAAACATATATGGACATGTTTAAATTGCTTGCTAAAAACGATCAGCCTTCATCTGGAACATTGAACGCTGGTGATATTTTTAGTGGGAAACCTACTGGAGGGACTACAGTCATATGACCCTTGGAATAACAAGAACAAGACCTGCATCGGTATCAAAAACTTTGCCTGCTCCAACAGGGGGATGGGATACTCGACACGCATTAGCTTCTATGCCTTCAGATAACGCAGTCATATTAGATAACTTTTTTCCTGAGACTGAACACGTTACACTCCGTGGTGGTTCTATCTCTTACGCAACCGGGATGAGTGGGAATGTAGAAACTCTAATGGAATATGCACCGCTGACAGGGGTAAATGAGTTATACGCTTGCAACAACGGGAGCATCTACGAAGTTACTGATTCAGGTGCAGTTGGTTCAGCAGTTGTCTCGAGTCGATCAAATAATAAGTTTCAACATACTCAGATCGGTACGGCTGGGGGACAGTTTTTATTCGCCTGTAATGGTGAAGATACACCACAAACTTATAATGGATCAGCATGGGCTAATTCGACAGCATCAGGCCCAACTATTGCCAACTTGATCTGGTGTACTACTCACCAAGCAAGAATATTCTTTGGTGAGAAAAACAGCCTATCTTTTTGGTATTTAAGTACTAGGGTTATTAATGGGGCAGCTTTGGAATTTCCTCTTGATGGTATTTTTAAAAGGGGTGGTTACATTATGGCAATGGGTAGCTGGACAAGAGATGGAGGTTCAGGCCCTGATGATGTAGCCGTATTTTATTCTAGTGAAGGAGAGATTGCCGTTTATTCTGGGACTGATCCATCAAGTGCAAGCACATGGGCATTGGTCGGTGTGTTCCAACATGGAAGACCTATCGGTAGACGTTGCGTTACAAAGGTTGGGAGTTCTCTTGCTTTGATTTCAGAGAATGGGTTCCAAGATGTTTCTAGCATTCTTTCGGTTGATCGAGCATCTTCAGAGAATGTTGCTATATCAAAACAGATTAATGATGCAGTTAATGATGCAGTTAAAAGTTATGGAGATTTATTTGGTTGGCAACCAATTCTTTTCCCTAAATCACAGATGTTAATGTTCAACATACCGATAAGTGCTACAGAAATGCACCAATATGTATTCAACTCATTAACTGGCGCACCATGCAGATTTAAGGGGCTTAACGCTCTTTGTTGGGGGATGAAGGGTGATAAGATGTTTTTTGGGAAGACTGACGGCACAGTACATGAGTTTGATGGGGTTGACTCCACAGGGGATGCTTATACATCGGACGATGGAACATCTATCACTGGAGATGCGATGGCTGCTTTTAGTTATTTTGGATCAAAGGGGAGTGAAAAGGCTTTTAAGTTAGTTGAACCTATTTTTATAAGCACAGGTAATCCAAACCCTGCTCTTGATCTAAATGTTGATTTCACAACTTATGCTCCTGTTGGACAAGCTCAACCTTTGCCCAATAGTGCAGGGCAGTGGGGTGTTGCTAAATGGGGCGTTTCTCTCTGGGGCAAATCTGACCAAGTTTTCAAGGGATGGTTAGGGGTTCGTGGGCATGGACGTTCAGCATCTTTAAGAGTGCGAGTTACAACGGCTATCTCAAGACCATCATGGATATCAACTAATTACACATTTGTCAGAGGTGGACAGATTTGACCGATATACAGAAATTGTTCCCTAGAGATATTAGGGATAGACCAGCTAAAGAAAAAATCAATGTTTTGATTGATTGCATCGCTGGAGATATACAAAAGCCAGCAGGTAGTTATGGAGTCTTAACAACGGATGGTGTCATTTTAATGGCAACAGGAACGGCTACATTATTCACGGCTGTAGGAAATGAGGATCAAAGAATTATCGTCAAAAGGTTGGCAGGGTCTACAATCACAATTGATGGAGCTGGATCGGAAACGATTGATGGAGCAACAACGAAAACACTAGGCACTCAGTATGATACTTTAACCCTTATTTCTGATGGGGCTAACTGGCACATTATATGAGGAACACACCGACATTGCTTTATGGAGAATCTGAAGAGGTGTCTGATTGGGTGTCTCGACATATTCCAGAAGTTAATAACGGCTTTAAAGAGGCAACAGCTATTGGCGTTATTTCAGAAGGAAAGTTAATAGCAGGGGTTGTTTACAATGAATGGCAACCAGAGTATAAAACGATACAATTAAACATTGCAGCAACCAACCCAATGTGGGCAAGGAAAGAAGTGATTAGTGGCTTATTAGCCTATCCATTTTACCAAGTTGATGTTTTTAAGTGTTGGCTAACAATCCCATCAGATAACAAACGATCATTGAAAATGACAGATCATGTTGGATTCACTAAAGAAGGTGTTATGGCTCACCAATTTGGAAAGAAACGACACGCAGTTATAAAAAGGATGTTCAAACCAGATTATGAAAGAATGTGGAGAAAAAATAAATGATAACAACTTTAGACATTAAACAACTAGAACGATTCTTTGCAAAATTGGATCAGAAAAAAGGTGGTGGTGGTGGTTATTCGCCTCCCCCAGCCCCTGACCCAGTGGCTACGGCACAAGCACAAGGGGCAGCTAATAAAGAAGCAGCCATCGCCTCGCAAGAATTGAACATGATAAACCAAATAAGTCCTTATGGGAATTTAGACTTTTCTCAAACTGGTACGTCTGCTGCTGAGACTCCACAATATACAGCAACCTCGACACTCAGCCCATCAGGACAAAGACAACTTGATCTAACAAATCAGGCAGCTGAAAAATACGGGCAGACAGCTAATGAACAACTTAACCAAGTTTCTGGTCAGTTATCTCAACCCGTTAACTTTGGTGATCTTAGCCCTGCTCCAGCTGCTGACTTAAGTTCTTTGGGTCAAGCCCCAACAGCAAGCTTTAGTAATTTGGGTGCAGCTCCTACTGCAAGTTATGACTCTCTTGGCTCTGCCCCAGTTGCAAATGAGCAGACAAGGCAATCGGTACGGCAGTCTATTCAAAATCGGGAACAACCTTATCAAGAGAGAAAACTAGATCAGTTGAGAAGTCGGCTAGACACCCAAGGAATTGCACAAGGGTCAAAAGCTTATTCTGATGCCATGTTTGATTATAACAGAGGCTTGAATGATTTTAATCTTGGGGCAGATACTCAGGCATTAAACCAAATGTCACAGTTATACGGATTGGAAGCTGATCAACGTAATCGAGCAACAAATGAAATTGGACAACTTTATGGGTTGCAAGCTGATCAAAGAGGGAGAGCTACCAACGAAATAGGACAACAGTTTGACTTTAGCAACCAAGCAAGGGATAGAGGCTTAAGGGATATAGAAGCACAATACAGGTTGGATGCTAACGCAAGAGATCGAGGTGTTAATGAATTAGTCCAACAGAGACAAATTCCTCTGAATGAGTTGGCTGCAATGTTGTCTGGGTCACAAGTACAAGGCCCATCTTTTATTAACACGCCTCAACAATCTATGCAAGCAGGTGATATACAAGGAGCAACTTACGCTAATTACAATGCTGCAAATAACGCTTATAATCAACAACGTGCATCTCAGGCACAGGGCAAGGGTGCAACGGGCGATCTGCTTGGAAGTTTGGCAATGGCAGGGGCAACGGCTTTTTCAGATAGACGGGTTAAGGAAAACATCAGGAAGATTGGTCAACTCGCTAATGGTCTTTTTGTCTATGTGTTTAATTACATTTGGGGTGGTCCTGAGCAGATCGGGGTTATGTCGGATGAAGTTAGGAAGATCATGCCTCATGCGGTTATTGTTCATTCTAATGGATATGATATGGTCAACTATGA